TCACCACGTTCGCCACGCGGGCCAGCGGGTCCAGGTACTCCGGGGACTCCATTTACACTGAATTCCTGCACAATCTTACGGACCCGTTCATCTAGATTCGGATCGATCGAAATAGCCTCGGTGGCTGGAATCCCATACATTGAGGGCTGTTTCCCGACTTGATCGGTAAGCCACCCGGATAGACTAACAGTTTCTCCGGCCTTCACGGAGACGGAGGTGAATGCTTTTAGTCGTGTACCAGATACGGCGGTAAACGATCCCTCAACAATGTATTCGCCTTCAACTAGGTCAAGACCGGTTACGCCGCCCGTGCGGGCAGTTTTTAAAACGCCATCCACGATATGGCCGGTAATTACCGTTGGTACATACGTAGTCTCAGCATCCACACGCCACATTGGCGTAAACGTAATGGTGCCATGTGCAGGCACCGGGGACTCATCTATTTTTTGGTGAGTGAGCGTGTGCGCAATGACGCGCCCATAATTTACAGACATTATCAGTCCTTAGGTTTAGTAACTAGTTGCCGCAGCTCGGCGAGCGCGGTTTCTAGTGCTGTGAATCGTTGTTCGAGTGGGAGTACGCCTTTGATCCATGACCGTATTTTGGGGACTACCCACGGAGAGGGTGGGTCGTCGTATGGGTCTTCTTGGGGTGTGTCTTCGGAGCCGGTTCCGACTGCGAAGGTTTGGTCTGTGATGTACATGTGTCCTACGTCGATGTCGTCTGCTTTTTCGCATACGGCGTTCACGTTGTCTTGGGTGATTCCGTGGACGATGTGCCAGAACCGCCATGAGGGGAGTCCTTGGTAGTGGTCTGGGTGGATTTCTTGGTGTGTGCGAGCGAGGTATTTGGTTGCGTCGGATTCGTAGGTTACGGCGATGTCGCAGGCGTTCATCATTTCTAGGCGTGTGTTTGAGCCTGGGTTGATGATGATGGGGACGTCTGCGCCGAGGGCGGCGCGGAGTAGGCGGTAGAGTTCGATGTAGAAGGGGATTATGGCCTGTTGTTCTGCGTCCCAGCCGTTTACGACTTCGTCGAGGAGGATGGCTATGTTTACTATTTTTGTCTGGCCTTTGTACCAGGCGATTATGTTTTTTGCAGTTTGTAGAATGTATTCCTGCGTGTATTTGGTGATGTGCTCCATTGGCACGTTGAGGGATTTTTGTATGCGAGCGCGGTATTGTTCGGTGGCGTATTTTGAGTTTGCGCCGAATCTTGTTTTTATGTAGAAGGCTACGAGTTTCGCGCCTGCGGCTTCGGCTAGTTTGCCTTGTTTGAGGAAGTCTTGATCTACTTCTGTTCCCCAGTCGCCGGAGGATTTGTTGAGGATGACGATGCCGAGGGTTTCACCGAATTTGAGGGTTTTAGCCCATTTACTGCCTTGCGGCTTGTCGCGGTTGTAATAGTCTGCCCACCAGTAAGATATTGGTGAATAATAATTCTCGCCTGCTTGGAATCCGAATGAGCGTTGAGCGTCTACTGCGGAGCCAAGGATTTCTTTTGCCTTTTGCTCGATGAGGGCGAGAAGATGCTGCTCGGTGAGGGTACCGGTGCCTCCGGGGATCGCAATATTGCCACCTGTGCTACCTGCTTCGAGCTGGTTGTACAGGTTGGTGTTTACGATCATTGGGGGGGTTATGTCTGGGTGTGGGTTGGTAATCAATTTTTGACTACTTCGCTTTCTGTTGCCTGTGCTGTCTCGTGTTTGGGTGTTTCGAGTGTGATTAGCCCTAGCTGGATTTGTGCGTCGAGTAGGGAATCTCGGAGACGGTTGTTTTCCTCAGTCAGGTAGATTACTTTGGTTTGGAGCTGTTCGGGTGTCATACGGTGTCGTTTCCTTTACTGCGGTTGAGTGGTAGTACGTAGAGTTCTACCCAGAAATTTTCTTCGCGGTTTCTTCCTAGATGGTTGAGCCATACGCTGCATCCGTCGTTGCGGAGGTTCTGGATGGTTGCAACGATGGGGTTTCCGCTAATGACTTGGGTAGCTACGTATGGTAGCTGCCCTACGTCGCCCCATCCGACGCGGATTTCTTGCCAGCCGCCGCCGTTGAGGGTGTACGGCCCTAGTGGGACGTGGAAGAATGTTTTGGTTTGGGAGAAGAATCCCTCTACGCGAACGTTCGCTTTGACGCGCAATGATTCAGAGATGTTCACGCCGCCGTTCCAGTCCACGGAGAGGCCGCGGTAGACGTTTATCGGGTCGTCGTGGTGTTTCATTCCGAACGTGAAATAGCCCTGTGGGTCCATGCGGATAATGCCTTTGGGGGCTTGCATGGAGGCTTCCTGCGGGCGCATCTCGATAATGGATGACCGGGAGCCTGCGGGGCCTCGCGCAAGGTCGGTGTAAATGGTTACGCCAGGTTCGTCATTAGATGATGTGGCGAGGGTGCCTGTGAAGTAGTTCCCATCACCGTTTGCGCTAATTTTTACGGTCTGTTTCCCGGAATCGTCGAAAGCGGTGATACCGGCCGAGTTCAGTTTTACGCCTCGGTTTTCTGCGGCATCAGTTTGGAGCAGACCGCTAGTAATCATCTGTGCAGCCAATTCCGAGACTTTGAGACGGCGCGCAACCAATTCCTCGGTGACGATCTTCTCTGCGTCGATATGCCGCGCAACTAGTTTCTCTGTGAGCACCTTATCGGCGGTTAGCTGCGACGTTACGATCCCTTCAATCACGGTGGCACGTTGCAGAATCGCATCATCTGTCACTACGAGACGTTTTGTGTTCACATCCATCGCATTCACAACCCCCGCAGCTAGTTCCGATGTCATACGGAGCTGCTGAGCTGTCACTGCGTTATCCGCGAGCGCGGTTCCTGTGAGTGCCTTGGATGAGTTGAGGGTGCGGGCGAGTGTATTGGGGTCTTCGGTCGCGTTTTTGGCTGCTGTTGCTGTTTGGGTGGCGGCGTTGGCGGTGTTTTGCGAGGCGGCGATGTCTTTTTCGAGCTGGTCGAGTTTTGTTTTGACGTCGCCGATGATTTTGCCGCCGTTGTCTATTTGCCCGTGTCCGTTTTTGAGTGCTTCGTCGAGTTCATGGAGGGAGTTTTTTAGGTTCTCCATGTCTTTGTTGAAGTCGGCTATGGTGTCGCCGTCCCATCGGCGGGGTGTGTTGGTGCGGTCGAAATACATTGTGTATTCGTTTTTGCGGGCGATTTTGATGCCGTGGGGGACGGATGCGGGTGTGCGGAGTCGTTGAATCTGCTCGCGGAGTGTGTCGGTTGGTCGTGTTGGTCGTTGGTCTACGAAATCAACCATTAGTATGTTGCTTCCTGGAAATCTAGTGTAACGTCACTGTTGAGGGAGCCGGTCATTTTGATGATGCGCATCGGGTATGTGCCAGATGGTACGGAAATCCATCCGTCGAGGGTGACTGCTGCGATGTCTCCGACAAAGAATGTTCCGAGGGGGGTTTTCTCGGAGGACGCGGGGAAATCTAGTGTCACTTGGTCTATCATTTTTTGACGGGCGGCGAGGGTTCCGGCTGCTTTCTCCCGGAGGATGTCACGGTTTTCTTGGTCTGAGTCCGAGATGACGTCTTCTAGGTATGGTGCGCCACGGTTGATAGAGTCTAGGTTCTCGGCGTAGGATATGGCGGTTCCTTCGCCTTCACCTGCCCCTGTGCACCAGACGCGGTTTGTTAGGTTTTTCCCGCTGGACGCGATTTTGACTTCGCCGATTTCTGCGTGGGATGCGGTGGTGTCGAAATCCGGCGTCCAGTCTTGGCTTATGTAGGGGTATTCCTCGGTTCCGTGTACGAAAATCCATTTGATGAGGGTCTTCGTGTTGTTCGCCCACTGAGGACGGATCATAATGTCTGGCCCGTTGATGACCTTTGACAATTCAGTCCAGCGTTTGCCGATGAGGTTGTTGGCGACATTCCAACCCTCGTAGGTGCGTTGGCGAACGCCTGCTTCGTTAGGTGTTCCGTGTTCTAGGTTGAGTAGACCGCCGGGGCGGTTCATGCCGTGCTCGGCAAGGTTCCACGCGATTTGTCCTAGTGTGGTTCCCGTGTATTCGAGGGTCTGCCAGATGGTTCGCCGCTCAAATATTTTTCGCAACCCCGCGACCTTGATGTCGAGTTTCACGCTCGTTTCGGTTCCCCAATCGGTAATCGGCCCTGCAATAATCGGGTACTCGAATCCCTGGGTGTCGGTGTGCGTGAGCAATACGCCACCCGTCCACGGTTCCCACCATGTGGCAGGAACCGTGGCGAGCGCGGTTTTGGGGACTGTGAGGGTTAGTTCCTCTGTTTTGTTGAGGATGATGGACCATGAGGCATGTTCTGCGTCGATGGTGGATGCGACTTGCCCCGTGATGGGGTTTAGCCAGTAGAGGGTGTACATGCCTGTGGCTCCTATGGTGTTTTATTCTTTGGCGACGCCTAAGTCGATGACGGCGATTTGGTCGCCTGCGAATTTGCGCGGGCCGCCGCCGCAAACTTTCCAGCCTTCGTATCCCCACTCCATGTTATAAACCTTGTACCAGATTTCATGTGATCCGGCTTTGACGGTGAGGACGCGGGTTACATCGCTGGTCGATTTGGTGTTGTTGTAGGTTCGTTCGCGGAAGAATTTCAGTTCGCCGTCGATGTATATCTCGTATCCGACTGATCCTCGGTCGGTTTCTTTAGCTTCCGATCCGTTGGGGAGGCAGTTGGAGACAGTTGAGGTGAGTCGGACGTCGATGTTTCGGTCGGTGGGTACATAGAATGTTCCTCGGCCTCGGATGAATTCTCCGCGTGTGGTGTACTGGTTCCCCTCGAAATAATGGTGATGCAGTAGGCCGAATGAGGTTCCGACTGGTTGAGCGTAGACGATGTTGCCTAGTTCTCGTGACGTCGAGGTGTTCTTTTGCCCGGCGCGTATCTCGCGTTTGGCGAGCATGACTGCGTTTGCTGGGACTGTGGGGCCGATTTTAACGACTGCCGTGTTATTCCCGTCGGAGGCCGGGAGATTCTGCTTCACGTATATATACTCGACGCGGGAGCCGGTATTTGGAGCCGGTTCAGTGGTGAGGTTTTGCGCGGTAACTGGCACACGCACGGAGCGACCGGGTGCGAGTTTGATAACGACTGCCCCGTCATTGACGTGCCACTGCATAGCTGAGGTGCCTGTGACGTCACAGCCGGAGATTACGCCGGGTGTTGGGTATTCTGCTGCGGTGATCGCTTGAATGTCTTCCGGCGTGGTGCCATTGCCTTGTGCATCATGGGTGATGCCGAATCCTGTCGCCACTGTTTGGCCCTTTCTAGATGTATGTGTCTTTCACCGTTATATCCACCCACCCGGTAGCGGGGGCAAGCGCCTCTATTAGGGGCAGGAATCCGCTTCTAGGTGGAATCGTGTGCCACTGTCGCGCCGATAGGCGGTTGGATGCGTCTCGCCCTTCGATGAGGCATGCGCCGCGGGCGCAGTCGATAGTGATGGGTGATGTAGTGGTGATGGGGTAGGGGTATTCGATGACTTTGCCGTCGTTGGAGGTGATTCGCACGCCGGAAGACCATTCCCCTTGAATGGTGTAGGTAGGGTGTGCGGCCGCGTTCCCCTCGTTGGTTGCCCCTACATAGCGGGGGGCTTGCTGCCCATAGAAGAGTGCCCCTTTGGGCTCAGCTGCGTAGAGTGGGTAGCGGAGTCCAACCCCTGAACCTGCTGGGAACGCTTGATATACGATCGGTTCGCCGTAAAGGAATGGGTCTGCGGCAAAAAGTGGTACCTCGAAGTTTATGGCGCGCATACCGTCGTATGAGTGCTTGATTTCACCGTCGAGGCGCACCTGCGTGGTAAGTGTCTGGTTCTGCACGGTCACGGCGAGGGTTCCTTGTTTGCCGTCCCAGAGCAGACCGGAGAGGAAGCGATCGGCGATGCTGCGGGTTGCATCATCGTCGAAAAGCATCCAGGCGCGGAGCGTGAGGGTACGGCCGGTGCGAGTTGCTGCTGCTGGTACCATCCCGTGAGAGAGCTTCCGGGCGGTGTCGTTGCTGTTTACTCCGACACCGCCGTAGAAGCCGTCTAGACCGGTGAGCCAAAATTCGGAATCGTGCCCTAGCTCATCTGTTGAGAGGGTGAAGTCGCCGTGCGCCCCGGTTAGCGATGCGAACCGGGGCGCATTCGGGTTGTTAGACAAGTGCGCCTCCTAGATCGAGTTGATAGGCGAGCGCTTCGCCTACTCGGCGGCCGAACCGGTCGGGGGACATTTCTTCTTGACCGGTTACGTTCACGGTGAGTCCGCCGCCTGCGTAGGCGGGGCGTACACCTGCGGTTGTGGGGGTGTATGCTCCGCCGGTGATGGTGGCGGCTTTGATGGGAATCGTTGGGGTTGCAGGTATAGCGAGTAGCTTCTGCATACCCTTTTGCACGGGGTTCCCCATCTCTTCTAAACCGTCTACGAAGCCTTCGCCGGTGTATATACCGATTTGTCGGAAGACGCGAGACGGTGAGTGAATGCCGAGCAGAGATTTCGCTTTGCCGATGGCGTCGTTCACGGGGCCTGCAACAGCGTTGATGAGGTTGCTTGCCATTTGTCCTACGCCGTCGATCATGCCCTGAATCAGGTTTCGGCCTGCGTTCACCATGTCTCCGACCCATGAACCAACTTTGTTGATGATGTCCGACCCCATCCGTCCGACAACGCCGAGAATTTCGGAGGCTTTGCCAGTGATAGTTGAGACGATGGAATTCCAAATATTCGAGATGGTGTTCCAGATCGAGTTCATGAAGCTGCTGATTGTGGAGACAATCGAATTCCAGATGCTCGAAATCGTCGAGAAAATCGAACTCATCACGCTCGATACTGTCGCA